TTTAGTTTTAAATATTGATACAACTAAATCAGAGTTTCAAAACCCAATGGTTGAGCTGCGACAAGGTGACGGCAATTATCAATCATTGACGGTCACGGTAACGAGTAACGGCGAACCACTTGACTTAACTGGATGGACAACTGCTTTTATGGGTACTACTGCTGGTAACCATAAAATAGTTGATGCAAATGTTCAAGTAGACAATACACAACAAGGTGTATTTACCTACACACCAACCAAAGCTTGGGGTCAAGATATTGGTGAGTTTAGCAAAGCGTACTTTAAATTTAGTAAAGACGACCAATCTGCGTCAGGAGCTAATTTCCGCGTCAAAGTATTTGAAGCTGTTGATTTAACAGAAGAAGAAGCAGGTAATTATATTTCTGTTGTTGATGTGATGATTGATAAAATCAAAACAGATATGGATAACAAATTAGCTGATACGCAAACAACTTTAACTAATACACAATCACAAGCTAATACCGTTCAAACAAACGTAGACGATTTAAATACTAATGTCAATCAGTTAAAATCTCAAAATAATAATATTAAAATTTCTGATAATACTTGGTCTGGTAACAATACATTCTCACTAGCAATAAATGGTAAATTTTCAAATAAAATATTATCTAGCGGGACGGATTTATATACTGTTATAGAGCCTGGTTTTAACTATATTTCACAAAACGTTGCGACAACATCTACACTAAAAAATGTTCCGAACGGAGTAACCCTTGCTTTTGGACTAATGACTTATGATTTGTCAGGATATACCACTAATAGCTGGGCTGGGACTAAATTAGTTTTAACAGAGCATGCAACAGGAAATAAGTTTTTTGCAATTCTATCTCGAGATGATAAAAATATTATTACGGTTCAACAAACGTGGCAAAAATTCGCAAAAGACGCAACCGTCGTTCACAACAATGGAAATGAGACAATCAACGGTAATAAAACATTCACTTCACCGATTAATGGTTCGTTATCCGCTAGAGAAGCACAGTTCACAGATTTTATTGATGTAGCTAAAAATATGATTAAGTATGCTGGTATTTGGTTTGTTAGAAATACTACAATAAAAAACTCCCCTGTAAACTCCTATTATTCTGTTGTCGTAACATCAGGAATTAGCGATGGTGGTTCTGGATATATTATAGTTACACCATTTAACAGTAATTGGCAGGGACAGTTCATCTCTACTGTTGGTTCAGGTACACTAGGTTCTTGGAACTCATTTGCAGTTAATGAATCAGTAGTTCATAATTCAGGAAACGAAACAATAAACGGTGTTAAGACATTTGGTAGCAATATCGTTCAACCAAAGACAACGGCTACTGTAAACTTTCAAAACGGATTTACAGCAGCTAGTGTTCCGCTTGTATTAACGCGTGTCGGTAACATGGTTTCATTAACCGGTAGGATGTTACCAAATACTATTTTGAACAAGGATGCAATAACAACTGCATTTACAATTCCACAAGGATTCAAACCATCTAATCAGTTTGGAACAAGACAAGCTGGTGCTTATGGTTACAATTATCTTGGGGAGTTTTATCCAGATGGACACTTTGAATTTTCGGCATATAGTAACAACGGAACATATGTTCAGCCATCTAACAATGAAATACATGTTAATGCGACTTGGCTTACATTTGATTAAGGAGATAATATGATAGCAACAGCAGAAATTACAAACAGAAGTATGGTTGATGGCGCTAACGGTTTAGAGATTGATTCAGTGACAATTGTAGTTGATTTCAGAAGCGATGACAGAAACTACTTCAGCGGTCAAGTATTGTTAACCGCGAAAGATGATGGCGTTACTTTCCAGTCAAAAACAGATGACTTAAAACAAAAAGCAATTGCTAAAGTAAAAGAAATCGTGGCATCATCTGATTTAGAAAAAAATATGGTGGATGGAACAATGTAATGGAAGATATTTTAAAGTATTTGTTCGCAAATTTAAATGGTATGACGGAAAGCATTCTATTATTTATACTTATTTTTTATGACACATTCTTAGGCAGCAGGTGGCGAAAAAACAAAGGTGTAGCAAGAACTTCAGACGGTGGTTTGGGCGGACTAAGACGATCTCTGCCGTTAGCTTTCTTGCCAGTGTTAATATGGGTAATCACGATTGTCATGTCTATTGCACCTACTCACATTGGTGGTAGGGATGTTATATATTCTCCCATGCTATTTGATTTCGTTAGTTTTGCGATAACAGTAACGGTTGCAAATTATTTATTGAAATCAATTTTAGCAAACATGAAACTAGCAGGAATGTATGTCCCTAAGTTTTTTGCTAAGTGGATAGAAGATGAGTTCCATGTAAAAATACAGTACATTAGTGAAGAGCCGAACTCGGCAGAAAAGGATAGAAATAAACATGAATGAATTACTAAATTGGGCGCAGGTTGCTGTTGAGGTTATTGCCGTTTCTGGTGGTGGTTACGCATTATCAAAATATTTGATTAAAGCAAAGTCTATCACACGAAATGAGCATATCAAGTCAGCACTTGAATTTGCTAGTCAAGCTGTATTAACAGCACAACAAATTTTTGGTGGTGGATTACAACAACAACAAGTCGCAGCAGCTGACTTAAAAAATCGTTTAGACAAGTCAGGCATTGGCGACAAGTTTACAGAAGATCAAATACTAGCCTATATAAAGAGCGCTTACGCTTCTAATAAGGCAGATGGTAAGTTAGATACAGTTAAGCCACAAAGTCCGTTAGACGTCAAACCAGACGCAAATAACGACAAGTTAACATCTAATCAACTTATCGAAGGAGAAACGGAAGGAGTTTAATATGTCATTAATTGCGGTTGATGTTTCAGACAACAACGCATCAAATTATCAAACAGCCATAGACGGTGCTGATATTGCAATTGTTAAAATCAGTGAGGGCGTTAGCTATATTAATCCGTTAGCCAACGAACAAATAGATTATGCCAAGAGTAAAAACAAGCTCATCGGTGTTTATCATTTCGTTGTTGGGACGATTGACACAACAGCCCAAGCGGATTATTTTTACAACAATGCAAAATCTTATCTAGATACGCCAGGAATTGTACCTATATTTGATTTTGAACGTCCACAAGGTTATCCTTCTATCACAGGAGACGAACCAAAGGTATTCTTAGACCGTATAAGTGCGTTAACAGGAAAGGACGGTATTTTATACATCGGGCACCAAGATGTCGTCAGCGGCGCTTATAATTGGTCTGACGTTGCTGGCAAATATCCATTTTGGGTGGCTGGTTATCCAAGCAACGATGGCAGCCCATACACACAAGCGTTACAATCATGGGCTGACGCGAATTACTTCAGCAATCAATCTTACAACGGCATTAATGTAGCTATGTGGCAATTTGATAGTGTACCTTGGGATCGCAGTGTATTTTACGGAGACCACAGCGCATGGCTTGCGATTGGTGGACAAGGAAATGAAGACAACAATGACGAGGCGCTGGTTAGCGTCAAAGGAGAAGACGATATGTTACTATTTAAATCAGACATCAATACAGAATTTGGGGATGCTGCAAATGTGTTCTTGCAAACAGGAACGGCTGTGATTAAAGTTGACAGTCCTGTTACAATGGGTAACTTGCAAAAGCAAGGTGTGCCATTTACAGTTATGACAAAGCGCAACACAGAATCATTAATCAAAAAGTTTGGTTTGGTATAAAATAATTAAGGCATCCGATTGGGTGCCTTTTTATTTTATTGCAATAAGAGAATTCATGAAATTAGAAATTAGACGACCCTATACTATATATAAAAAAACAACTAACTACCAAAAACTCTAATTTTTCTAATTTCTCTAATTACTACAATATAACTATAACAACATTATTGTTGTGTTTATTATATATATAAGGTTTATAGTAGTTTTATGAGAGTGATTATGGCAATTGTTAAATTCACTCACTTCTAATTTCTACACATTTTTTCTAATTTGAACTCTATTTTTTTTGTGTTTGTGTTACAAAGTTTAAGAAAGTCTTAAGAACGTTTTATATTCTGGACAAAAAATGTCCAAGTTGGTAAGATGTATTCATAGCAAACGAACAGAAAAGAGGTCAATAATGTTTGAACACACAATAGAATTACCAGAACCATACGAACCAAGATCAAAAGAAGAAGAACACTTTTGGGATTACGAAGATGAAGATGAGGAAGAATAACATGACAAAAATTACAGGTTACGCAGTACGCTTAAATGACGCATGGTATATGGTTGATAATATTGAAATGACATTTTTGCATAAGTCATTCACAATCGAAAATAGAAGTTATTATAAAAATTACGATCAAGAATATTTAAAACCGAAATACGCTACACAAATTGCTAGAATGGTTTTGAACGGATTATTTGGAAATAAACATTTCTATGTTGTTTATGCAGATGAAACGATGCAGGAGATATTATTATGACAATTAACAAAACTTTATTCAGTTCTGAAAAAATGAACTGGGAGACACCACAAACATTTTTTAATAACTTAAATAAAAAATTTAAGTTTGATTTAGATGCTTGTGCAGATGACGATAATCATAAAGTAAATAATTATTTTACTGAAAAAGACAACGCACTTGAACAACAATGGAACGGAAACGTGTTTGTTAATCCCCCTTATGGTAGAAGCATCGGTAGATTTATTCAAAAGGCTTACGAAGAAAGTTTACGAGACGAAAACAGATTTATTGTATTGCTAATACCGGCACGAACAGATACAAAGTATTGGCATGAATTTATTCAAGGAAAGGCAACGGTTAAGTTTTTACGCGGTAGACTTAAATTTGAAGTCGACGGTTTTGCAAGCGATGCAGCACCGTTCCCTAGCGCGTTAATTGTTTATGGAATGTGAGGATATTAAAATGAACAAAAGTGACTTTTAAAAAATAATTGATAGATTGAGCATGAATATTGATGAATATGGTGGTAAAGAAGACTATCAAAAAGAAGTATTAGAAACGATTGATTATATCAAAAATGCTGTAACGACGGTATATGTTGTTGTTGGGTTAGATAAGCCGAAAAACGGTAATCTTAAATACGTTACATGTACTAATAACTATTCTTCTGCTTTAATTTATGTAAAAAATACTTTTGGTAGACATTGGTATGAATGTGGCGTTAGAATTTTAGAAAAGGAAATCGATTAATATGAATTATGATTTTAACTACGTTGACACCCCAGTCGATAAATTTGTCAATAATGCACGATTGAGTGAAAGTTACCGCAGATCATTTAAGCAACGAACAAAGAAACAAAAGCAAGCGGTATATGAACGTGAAGATTTAGTTAAGCGACATATAAAAGAAACAGGAAATAAAAACGTCCGCTTAATGTCTGCACAATTAGATATTAATATGCACACATTGTCGCGGACGTTACGTAAATTAGGTTACTCAATTATTGGGGGACACATCGTTGAAAAAAACAGGTAGAATATTAGAGTTAATCCAGTCGTTAAAAAAAGATAAGATTGTATCACGTAACGAATATGCACACAATCATCTTATTAGTGTCAAAACGGCTGATAGAGACATTTCGGAAGCGCTTGAACACATTGATGCGTTTGAACGTGGAAACGTCCACAGAGAGACAATAAGAGGCGTAGACGTTATTTATATATTTAAGGAGGAACAACAATGAAAGTAGTATACGACGTCAGAAGTAAAGGAAAAACAATTGCAACGTTTGAAAATTTTCTAGCTGCAATGAAATACAAAAATAGGCTAGATATACATGCGATTGTCGTAGCAGAGTATAAAGGAGAATAAAGTGTTAATATCAGATAAAAAAATATTCATTATAGGTTATCGTAAACGATCACATGACGCTTGGATTTCAATGGACAAAGTTCTATACAATCGGATAGACGCTGATTGGGAGTTAAATCAGTTAAAGCAACATGCACCAAAATGGCAATATAAGATATTTGAAGGGAGTAGATTCAAATGAATTTTGTACCGCAGTTTTTATTAATTGAGAAGACGAAAGGCGAAGAATCCGCGAACAAATTTATGCAGTCAAAAATGAATAAAATTGATAAAGAAAAGCATAAATATACAAAAGATGATACTAAAAATGTTATCAGAGAAATGTATAATACAGGTTATACCGACAAAGAAATAGCAAATGAAGTAGGAAAGCAAGCTGATTATGTTTATAACTATTTAGAAAACTCTATCAAAGTCGGCAGTTTAAAACGTATTATTGCACAAGATAGAGAATTAAAGCACGTTGCATTAATATTCAATAAAAAGAATAAATATCCAGTTATTTTGAAAGGAAGTAAGTAAAATGGATAAGAAATATTATTATATCAACACACGTAACAGATTGGACGAAGTTTTAAAAGAAAATGATAGGCAAGATCTTTTTTCACTAATTCAACCAATTTTATCATTTCATAAAGATGGAATTGGTTTAACCATAGATAATGATTATTTTGGATGGCAGTGGTGCACAATTGATTATGCAATTAAAGAAGGTGTTGAGTTAATCGGATGGGATAATAAACCAATTAATGTATATACAGAAAAGCAACAAGATGACGTTGTCAACCACCCAAATCATTACAAGCAGTTTAGTCGTGAAGTCATTGACACGATGCAAGGTTATTCAACTGATGAAGAATTTAGGGGATATTTGAAGCTTAACATTATCAAATATGTTGGTAGATACCAATCAAAAAATGGCGTCGAAGACTTAAAAAAGGCACAGTGGTATCTCAATAAGCTGACGGAGGTTGTAGAAAATGACGCTTGAAAGCACGTTGCAAAATAAAATAACTCGTTATTTAAAGGAGCAAAAGCGTTTCTACATCAAAACACAAGGCGGTGTATCAGGAACGGCAAAAGGCACGCCTGATATTATCACGATTGATGACTTAGGCGTTCTTGTCGGTATTGAATTAAAGCGCCCTGACCACGTTGGCAACTATGGTGTTACCAATGAGCAAAAGTACCAAGCGAAAAAGATTCAATTGTTTAACGGAAGGTGGTACATGGTTGATAGTTGGGAGAAATTCTTGCGGATTGATTTGCTAGAGGTAACTTATGAGGGTGATGAGATATGATTAAGCTATATCCAGCACAACAAAAGCAAGTAGATAAAGCGCAGCCAAAATGGTTTTATGTTATGCGTCAAGGGACAGGTAAGACGTTTGTTGCTGTAAGCCATTATCGTAAATTCTTTCATGGAAAAAAAGTATTAGTGATAGCTCCCAAAGCAGTTGAATTATCAGGAAGCTGGCAAGAATCGTTTGAAACGATGGGCATTGATCAGCGGTTGGTTAAAGTTATTAGAACAGATGATGTCAAAAAGATTAATCCGCTTGACATGAAAGATGTCTTTATGATTGTTGATGAAGCACACAAATACAAAGGAATTAAGTCACAGCGAACGAAAGCGCTGCTTGCATTGATCAAACGAGCAGTTGGGTTTGTTATGCTAACAGGAACACCAATCGATGGTAAACTTGACAACTTGGAATCTTATGCCTTGGCGTTTGGTCACGTTAAAACGCGCAAAGAGTTTAAAGATAAATATATGGTACAGAAAACGTTGCCATATCGTCCGTTCCCTTTCTGGGAAGTTGGCAAAAACCAATCGCAACTAGTTGAATGGTGGCATTCGGTAACGTCTGATGTGGTTAAATTAGATGACATTGCTGAATTACCAGACGTTATTGAAAGAACGATTGACTTTAATCGGTCAACAGAGTATAGAAAGTCATTACCTAGCTATAAAAAAGATGATGCGATTATATTTGAAACGCCAATGGAACGTCATTGGTGGCAAAGACAGAACCAAAACACAAAGGCAAAATTAGAGTGGTTAGACAGCGTTAGAGAAGAATACGAGCAAGATGGTGTAATTGTATTCTATAACACAGAAAGCGAGCTAGAAGCGCTTAAAACAGTGTTTAAATACGCTGGAGAGATTAACGGTAGCAAACACGTTAACAATAAAGGCGGTGCTTTACTTGTACAAATACAAGCAGGTGGCGCTGGACTGACATTGAATGAATATCAGCATGCGATTTGGTATAGCCTGCCTTATTCATATACTGATTTTGACCAATCGAAATATAGAAACTTCAGAATTGGTCAGGAAAAGAAAGTTACGCGTGATTATCTGATTGTTAATGGCACAATTGACGATAAAATTATTGACGCTTTGAATCACAAAATAGATTTTAATGCAAAACTTAATTCTTAAATGTTAAGAAAGTATTAAGCACATTGTTTATTGTTTTACTTAGTATTATGATTAACTCATCAAAAGAAAAGAGGAAACAAACATGACAGTAGATTACAAGATTTTGACAGCAACAACCCCTAAGAGATTAGAAAACAAGGTTGTTGATTACATGACGCATGGATATCGTCCTGTTGGTTCGGTTAATACATTCCCGGGTGTGTTGCAAACAAGCTACATGCAAGCGGTTGAATTAGTAAAAGGGGAATAACATGACAGTCAGTTACACAAAGTTATCGAGATATATTGAAAACCCTGCACGTGCTTATGCACATTATGAGTTGTATGACATCACAGCATACCCAATCGACAATCAAGAAGCGTTGGTTTATGGACGTATCTTGCATGATGAAATGGCTGGAATTGACCCTGAATTATCTGATGACGAAAAAAAGATTGCTTATAAGTATGGCGATGAGAAACGTGGATTGAAA